TCGTAAGGTTCACAGATCCATACTCACAGATCGGGGCCTCTTCCTCGTTCTGCCAGATGTGCTGCCGGAGCCGATTGAGGATCAGCGTTGACGCGAGATCTCCGTCCTCGTCCACGATGATTACATCGTCCTCGAGCAGTTCAATGTCGCCCTCCGCGGCTTCAAGCAGCGCTTTGGCGTACTTCTTCGCCTGGGCCAGGGTGATCATGTCCATGGCGTTACACCTCCCGCCAGGTATTGTCTGACCCGAGCAAGTACGTATGCTCCATGTCCTGCGTGTAGGCTACGCTCCCGGGAGCTGCCGCAGGATCCGTGGCGCCGGTCGGCAGATCCGACACATCAGAGGAAGAAGAGATCAGAAACTCCTTGTAATTCTCTTCGTGTCCGTCGCCGCCGCGCTTTACCATCTTGATGCTCATCAGTTGTACCCTCCAATCACCGCATATTTGACCACGACCTTGGAAGCAGAGCCGGTAAAAGCAACCTTGAAACCGTTCACCTGCCGGTCCGTGAACTCGATCTCTCCGGCCGGGCCTCCGGTCGGCGTCACGCTGATCACTTCCACGACATAGTTCAGGTTGTCACGGACGTTGGCCAGCGCCACGGTCGCCTGGCTGTTATTGAACGGGAACGCCAGACTGTTCGTAAGCGTGACCTCGCCGGTCTCCTGCACGGTCGCCTTTTCCAGGTCCTCGATGCGCCACAGGTTCTGCCGGATGGCGTTCACCAGCTGCTGCACCGCGGCATGGGCATCGATGATGCCTGCCTCCATGTTGTTCCAGTGGGCTGCGTCCTGAGGAGTACCCTGCACATACACCTGCCCGGTCACGGGATCGTGCTTGATCATCCCGCCGCCCAGGTCGGTTTCAGTGAATATGCCTTCGTACTCGTCTACTTCGTCAACCCATTGTGTCCACTGATACATGGCTTAGCTCACCTCGCTTTCTGTAATTGTAAAATCGAACCATTGCATCAGATTCGTTGTAGCCCGTTCAATGACAACATTGACGGTCTTGGTTGCCCAGACTTCATTCAGCTGCGAGATGAGCCGAACGCCGGTGATCGTACACGGCGCACCGTGCGCGATCTCACACTTGACCCGGACCGTTCCGTCGTTCGTGATCTGAATCTCCACGAGATTGGAATCGTACCAGGTCGACCCGACCCGGTACTGTCCTTTGTAGATCTGACGCTTGATGAAGTTCCGGAAATCCCTGAGGGCCTCGTTGGAAAGCATCTGTTTCACCTCCCTACATCAGTGAATGAAGTGGTGTCCCGCACGGCCTGACGCGATATTTTGAGCTCAGCGCTCCGGAATCGAGAACCAGGCCGCTGTCGTTCTTGTTGCCATGCACCGCCCGGGTGGGACGGATGCCGGAAGGAATCACATGGTAGATCTGCGAGAACCGGTCCGTGATGACCTTGATCGCTTCGGACACGCGGATGGTCGGCTCGTCACCGTCCATGGCCGCCCGGACCGGCTTGAAGATCCGGATCTGATCCATCGCCTGGTCAATCGGGATCGGATCGGAATGATCGGCATCCAGCACCACCCGGAAGTGATACGGATCGCCGCCGTACTCGAACCATTCCTCAACGATGGAGTACGGGTATACGTCGCTGATCGCCGTCTCAACGGCGGTCCGGGAGCCCATCCGCTTATGAACGAACCAGCTGTCGCGCACCAGCCTTCGTTTGACTTCAATGGTCGCGCCGTAGTCGTACCAGTCGATCTTCAGATCCTCGGCGAGAATGTCCAGCACGGCCTCGTCCAGGTCATCGATCCGGCTGTAAAGCGCCGCTTTCCACCTTTGGCCATAGACCTTGATGAAGACCCTGGCGGCAACCTCCGCCAGCTGTCGCATGTGCTCATCCTTGAGGATGGGTTCGGGCAGGGAATCCATGAATGCCTGTACGCTGTACTTACTCATTCTCGACCCCTCCGTATGTCAGCGTGATGCTGGTACACTTGGCGATCTGCGGAACCGTCAGCGGAAGATCCGTGTCGGGATCGTAGCTCGCCGGGATCGTCCCGTCCTGCAGCACGGTGTACACCGGTGTCGTGATGGTGCAGCGCTTGGCCCCGGCTCCGATGATCCTGGAGATCAGCTCATCCGGTACGATGTCCCGTCCGAGTTTTCCGCTCTGCCAGGCTACATAGTCATTCACCGCACTGGTAACCGCGCTCTGTACCTGTGCCACGCTGGCCGTGGCTCCGGCGGGAACGTAGTAGGTCAGTTCAATGGTGTAGCTAACCTCTCCGGGATCGCTGACGATGACCTTATCGGTCAGCGGCCGGTGTTCCTTCGCGTCACAGGCAGCAAGCACCAGCGCCTTTTCCTCCGCGCCGGCCTTTTCGCCCGTGTCCAGCAGGCAGTAGATCCGGACCTCGCCGTCGTTCGGACTGTTCACGACCACGTCCGCAAGCGTAGGCACGGCCTTCTCGGCGAAGTAGACGTAGGATCCCTCCGCGCCTCCTGCGGAATAGGCGTCCTGGCTGGCCACCAGCAGCGCGTAGAACTCGTCATCGTCCGGCACGTCACCGCCGCCGCCCGATACATCCGTGTTCTCGCAGCTGTCGTAGTAGGGGAAGGTGTCCACGCACACGCACAGGTCGCCGATCGCGTACCCGTTGCCCGGTGTGCCGATCTCGGTGCAGGTCGCATGGATCGATCCCTCCGTATCTCCGGCAGCGATCGTCAGATCTTCGTCCGTGGAGAAGAAGATGCTGTTGTCCATGTCGGTGATCCGCGTTCCGGCTGGCACGATGACCGCGCTGGCCTGCGCTTCGGAGAGCGTGAACTTGATCATTACGCCTGCGTAAGTCGCCGCCGGTCTCGTCTGCTCGTAGTAGATCTGTCCGAGCGCGTCCAGGTTCGCCCCGCTGGCCCGGCTCGCCAGGTTCTGGTTCGCTGCGAAGTTCGTGTTCGCTGCACAGTAGAGCACCAGCCTGGACAGGATCTGACAGAACATCAGGTCAACGCCCCTGGCCTTCGCCTTTCCGGTCACGTCCGTATAGATCGCGGCGACATCCGCATCAACTTCGTCCGCGTCCGTGCTGACAAAGGGATACATTTCTTCACTTCTCATGGAATCGACACCTCCAGAATAGGACTGAGGACGGCCGGATGCTCCGGATCGTCCTCGAACTCAAGTCTGACTATCGTGGCCCGCGGCTCATATTCCTGTACCTGTCGGGTGATCGATACGGAGAATGCCGCCTTGGCCACCGGTACGGGCTTGTGCATGATCGCCGGATCCATTCCGTAATCCCTCAGCCCCGGGCAGCTGCCCTGTGCGGTCTTCAGAATACAGATGATATTCTGAACGATCTCCTTTTCCTCATCGTCTGTGAACAGATCCAGAGCCGGGAGATCTGATGCTTTGATCGTCACGTTCACTTAATCAACCCCCGCTTCAATCAGGCTGATCGTCACCTTGGCCTGTGTGATGTCGCCTTCCTTGTACACGTACTGGACGTCATACGGCATGCTCTTGATCACCCAGGTGCCGAAGAGATGGTCACCGAGCACCAGGTTGCAGACCGTTCCGTTCCGCATGAAGGATTCGAGTTTGTCCAGTTCAACCTGCGGATTCGTCCCCAGGTACGCGGAAAGCAGGATCTCAAAGGTGACTGTGTCCGCTTCCAGCCCGGTCATCTCCGGCAGGGCCTTGTGTCCGTGGATCTTGTGAACCGTGTAGGCCACGCTCTTGTTCACCTTCATGTTGCTGAAGGTTCGGACCACGCTGGAAGAGACCTCGAAGGCCACATCCTTGCTCGTGTTGCCGACTCCGATATATCCGACCTTCATGGAATCACCCCCGCAATATACCCGCCTGAGTTAAAGCCGTACTCCATGATCACCAGCACCTTGTCATTTACGCCTGGCATCCAGGTCGCCGCCGTGTGCTGGTGGTTCCCGACAACGTTGGTGTTCATCGCCGGGAACTGGATCACAGGCAGCCAGTCGCTCACCATGTTGTGCATTCCGGGATAGAACACACGGGCTCTCAATCTGCTGGGGTCAACGGCTGAAACCTTGCCAACCCGGACCAGGCTGTTTTCGTTGGCCATGCGCTATCCCTCCTTACGGTTTCTTTCCTGTACCGGTGGATTTCTTTTCCTTCTTCGTCAGATCAGCGGTGTTCACGTAGCCCTGCACCTTGCCGTACTGGATCAGCGTCCGGCCGTCTTTGGTGTTGCCCAGGACCTTGACCTCGACATCCTTGCCGATCCATCTGGTACCGGCGTCGCCTGTCTTGTCGTTGTAGACCTTGATCGTGGCGTCGGTGTACCAGGCCTTCTGTACCTGTTTGCGAGGCTGGTTATTGCTGCTGCCGCCGCCGGAGGATTCTTCCTTCTTCTCTTCCTCGGCCTTGACAACGGAGACCTTGCCTTCGGGGATCGACCGGAGCGTGACCCGGGTCGTGTATCCGCTGTTGCTGACTTCGTGCCTGCACTGTTTGATGATGTACTTCTCATCCCACAGGCCGAAGCCGGACAGTTGCATCGTGAGCCCGGCGCACAGGAGAGGACTGCCGACCAGCGTGAAGCTGACGCGCTTCTCATATTTGTTGTGCAGCCGGAGGATCTTCTTGGCCAGATCCGCGGCCTCTGCCGCGCTGCCAACCTTCCGGTTGGTCACCGTGCAGACCGTGTGCTCCTTGGCCTCCTCGTTGTAATCATCGGCGTTT